ATAGGCATTGCCTATATGGGACTTTTGTTTGTTTAGAATTGTGGTAGATTGGAAATTAGATATCCGATGATAGCTATAATATACCATAGTAGTATAGCAAACCCATAGGATATAAGCCCACGAGCAAAGCGTATACATTTCTTTTTAGACCCATCTCTATTACGTAGTATCTCTTGTTGGGTATTACCGTTCATAGATTGCTTGGATATATTATAAGTGATATAATTATACACTAGAAACATAATGAATACAGCACCAGGCATAAAGATAAATGCATAATACTCTCTAAACGATACAAACGTATTTAAGTTTAGTAAGTTAAGCAATATTACTATCCCTATACAAATAACCATACCTATATTTCTTAAAGAAAGCCGTGCTAGTTTTTCCATTATACCACCCCTAATATATTAATCCCAATCATTTGAACTACCCATAAGATATAGACTATAACTAAGAAAGTTACAAGCCATCTACCATAGTTATGTAGAGTCTTTGTAGCCATAGCATAGTCTATTCTTGCTTTATTACTCTTTTGTACATACTCCTTTATCTCATCAGCTCTTAGTTTGATATTCATATAAATGATTATACCTATAGAGCCTAATACACCAGGCACATATACACCTAATATTCTAAATAGATCTTGCTGATAGTTTATAGCCCAATCAGCACCAACTGTCATTACAGCATGAAATGCTATAAGACACATTATGAACTTCATGATTCACCTCGTATTATAAAACACATAAAGAAACTGAGTATAGTCATTGACTATACTCAGAATAATTAAATACCTCCGTGGTATGTAATCCACCAATGAAATACACCAGCTAGTATAATCATAACGATGATATATCCATAGTTCTTATTTACTATTTGATATAATGCGGCCATGAAAGTAAAAGCCATTAGTAACGGTAAGATTACATACATCAATAAGACTAACATTTTAAAACGCTCCTGCCATTTTAAACCCTAAAGTGATAATATTAACTAATACAACCAATATAGTGACTATACACACTTCACCACTACCATCTACAGCTTCAGATAAAGCTGATTCAATTGCAACACGCTTACTAGTATTATTCAGTAGATTAGTTTTAACCTTACCACCAGTAAGCTCATTGAATTTGATTAACCCTTCTTCTAAATGACTAGCAATAAATTTATTGCTAGATATAGTACCACTCTGTATTGAAATGATATACCCAGCTATTACCATATTGATAAAAGCCAACGCATATATTTCAAAGTACACCAATATAGCCACTGCTATATTAGAACCAATAACTGTCAGAATCTGAGAAGAGAATATCTCCAGGAAGATCTTACCTCCTAAGAGTTGTTTTTCCTTTTCCATCATTTTTACCTCTTAATATGATAATACTTCTTGTTAATATGGCAATGTATATTACCATTAATATTAATGTACTTATCGTGGAGATATTTTTATCAAACCATGCTATATTTATAAGCAATAGTACTATGGATACTACTGCCATATACCAACAGTTATTGATTACCTCATCAATGGCTTTCAATGGTGGTAATTTATCATATATATCAATCAAATCTATACAATTACGATATGTAGATATTAATTGCTTACGTCTAGAGTCAGATATATTTCCGTCGATTTCGGTATTATAGATCTTCTCTTCTAGGGTTTCAATAGTCTCAGCCGATAACTCTACCATGAAACAAGATGCTCTACTGTTAACACGTAATTCAGCGGCAAATTCACTATAGTATCCTATAAATGCAAACATAATCACCAAAGCATAACACATTACAACCCTACCAATCCAAGAGTTATCTGCATGATCCATACATAGTATGGCTGTACCTGCAGCAGCAGATATAATGCATAATAGCGTTGCTTGAATCTTATTCATTATTTGTTACCTGCCTTTTCTGATTCGATATACGTAATGATACCTACCAATACTAGAGCCAAGATAATAATATAATGCCCTTGAATCACATTCTCAATATTACTAATTAAATTTTCCATTCTAAAATCCTTTCTTATAAATCAAACTAGGTCTACTCCCATCAATATACCTATACATATACCGTTTATGATATACATATAGATCTTATCGATATCCAATAGACCACATATGAATGCTACTAAGATACTTATAATAGTTACTATACATAATTTCTTAATGCTCATATGTTCACCACCCCATAAAAACGCTTACTATGAATCCTACAACTACACAGGTTATCATATGAAATAACCAGCCATACTCTAGACCCATATAAGCCCATACTACAGTGACTATTAGTATTGCAATAATCAATGGGAGTATATCCATAAAATTATCGAAACTATACTTTCGTCTCATTCTAAATCTCCTTTCTAAATAATATAACCACTGTATCATAATTATATTATATAATTCAAATCCTGATTACCAAAAAAAAATAATAATATATAGGGGTGGATAAACCACCACTATAAACTATGCTACTTTATTCTTATTCTCTTCACATTTGCGTTCAAATGCTTCACTAATTTTTGTTGCAACAAGTTCTGCAAACTCACTGCGATAGTCTAATACCAAATCAGCAAGATTACAATGCTCTTCAAATGTGATAGCACTGTTTTTTGCCAAAATAGATAATGCGATATTCGCCGTGGAATATGCAAAACCCAAGGTAAACATTTTTACTTTTTCTTCATCTGAAAATACCGGGATACTCATCCCAATACTATCACTTAAGAAAAGCAATAAGTCTACAATGTCTTGTGTTTCATCTAAGTATGTTTTCATTGTATGCTTGAAATTGTTAATACCTTCAACAATTTCATCATAAGATAACATACTTAAATTTTCTAAATCGTGTAAAAGTGCCATGGTTAATATCCTCCTTGATTAATAAACTAAATAAATATATAACCATTGTATTACCATTATAGTATATAACTGAAATAATCAAGTTTTACGATATCACCACATTGTAATTTAATATAGAGTTCACACTCTAATATAAATATATTTTAATTCCACAGGAGGTATATAAATGAGAACCGCAGATAAGCAGTATATTGATATTGTAAAGAATATCTTAGACCACGGTACATATAGTAATAACCGTACAGGTATTCCGACATATAAGCTACCACACCAAATCATGCAGTTTGATTTACAAAAAGAATTCCCTATCTTATCAACTAAGTTTGTAGCAGCTAAGACTGCTCTTAAAGAACTATTATGGATATGGCAAATGCAATCTAATGATGTACGTAAGTTACAAGAGATGGGTTGTCATGTATGGGATGAATGGATGAGAGAAGATGGCACTATTGGTAAAGCCTATGGTTATCAGATTGCTAAGTACAATCAACTAGATAATCTTATCAATACTATTAAAACAGATCCAGATAGTAGACGTATGATAGTTACCCTCTGGAACATAGAAGATCTCCCAGATATGGCACTACAACCATGTGCTTATGAAACATTGTGGGACGTACAAGATAATAAACTTAATTGTATACTTATCCAAAGATCGGGAGATACCGGACTCGGAATCCCCTTTAACACGACACAATACGCTATGTTAGTTCATATGATTGCATATGTATGCAAACTTAAACCGGGCAAGTTTACACATATCGTGAATAATATGCACATATACGAAAACCATATACCTCAGCTACAAGAACAAATTAAACGTTATGAGTCTGGTAATCTACCAACACAAGAACCTAGATTGGTTATTAATGGTAGTGTACAAGACTTCTATGACTTTACTCCAGATAGTGTAATTGTGGATAACTACTTCCATATGGGCAAACTCCCTATGGTGGTTGCTGTTTAAAAAAATAAAATAAGATTAAGGGTAGAGACAATGTCTCTACCCCTATTATTCTTATTGATGACCTGGTACCATGTTTGATACCATGTCTTCAATACCTAAAGATTTAATTTTCTTTAGGATTTGTGCCACTTTACGATGGCGTCCCATTAATCGATAACCTGCGATTAATGTCTCAAGATTGGACGGCGTAGCGGTAACTCTATAGTTACCCCACTGTGGGTTTTCTACATCCATGTAATCTTCAGTTCCATTGAAGATTACTTGAGAATGTCCCAATGCATTTGCATATTCTATCGCTAATGGCAGATTAAGCCATTCTGGGTGCCAATTACATATCTCCAATTTATCAGAAATTAAATTATATTTTAACTTCTGAAGCATCCCGTACTCTACTTTCGTAGTTGGGATCGCAACTGTAGAAATGTAAGCGTTACCTTCGTAATGTGCATTGATAATTTTCATGATGATATCCTTTCTGTCTATAGACTTAAATAAATAATATAACCATCATATTACCATTATAGTATATAACTGAAATACTTGAGTTTTACGATATTCAAAATACACCCCAGTATCATAGAAAAAAGAAAAGATATACAGGATAGTACATTGTACTATCCTGTATTCTAGTATTATAAGATATTAGGCAATAGAGTGCATTTCTCAGATATAGTATCTTCTATTGTATTTATTGCAGTAAATAGTGTAGCTTTAGTTACAGGCTCCTCTAAGTGAGGACTAGTAACTTTCCACTTATCATCATCTACTAATTCAATAGCTATATTGAACTTGTCAAATCTGATTTTAACATCAGAATCTGTAACTATGATATATCCATACATTAGACGGATTCTATTCAATACACCTATCTTATCAGAATCTACATATCTTACATTAGATGCTATATCAAATCGTAATAAGATACTCTCAAAGTACTCTTTGATTTCTAGATTGGATTTTACTTTATCAGTGTTAATAATAACAATTCCTACAGGTGGTGTATATGTATATAGACCATCACTATACTTAGGCTCTATCTCTAGTCTAATACCCTCAATATTTACTCTATCAGTATCTAGATAGATTTCACATTGATATGCTTTATCGTTAAACTCAAGATAACGGATACAGAAGTCTCTCATCTTAGATACACCATTTATAGTTCGAGAAATCTTTTTAATCTTACCGTTATCAGCAGTTGGGTCCATATTGCTTGTAATTGGTGGTGCAATATTTAAGTTTTTTAGTTCCATAGTAGTATCCTCCTATTTTTCCATACGGTTTTCTACAGCTTCCCAGAATTCTTCATCGAATTCAGAATCTTCATTGATTGAAGATACGTGATATGTCGGAGATTCATCGAAGTAATGCTCTCTATTATATACGCTTAAGTATTTAGAGTCATTCTCATAGATACCTGTAAACTCGGTGATATTGAACTCACCAGCTTCTACCATCTTGATATAGTCTAATGTGTATCGTGTTAATGTAGAATCATAGATATGATTATCATTGCCTACGGCTAAAGCCGCTTCACAAAGAAGCTTCAAGTCTGCCATTAATAGTGGCATATCTAAACTTGGTTTATAAGTATCTTCGTATTTCTCCATAGTATATGGATATCTGATTTCCCACATAGCACTATGTCTATTGTAACCGATACGGTATGGCTTACCATTTACTGTAAGTTCATAGTATTCGATATCTTCTAGTTCCCATGTAAACATATTTACTACAGCTTTAAACTCTGTAGTATATTTACCATCTTCACTTTCTAGACTAGATTCATATAGTCTAGCAGAACGCATACCAATATCTCCAAGATCATTGATATTATATTCCATGATATCACTGATATCGCTATAGAATACGAAGCAGTTAATCAAGTCTTTGATTAATGCTTCATAAGTATTCTCTTCCATCTCACCAATAGTATATTTCCATTCAGGAATATTAGTTACGTTTAAAACTTCATTATTATTAGTCATTTCAAAATCCTCCTATAAATTAATCTCATCCAAAGGTCTAGCAAAATCAATAAAGATACATGCTTGGTATATACGTGTAGCTATATCAAATATATGTATAGGTAAAATATATGGCTTACCATCAGAAGCACTAGCAGCCCAATATAATAAGCTATCTACAATCTTCTTTAATATCATTGTATTAATCTCATGTAGATTGTCAAAATTATAAACAATATCATTTACTTTGACGGTTTTAAAACCAAATGGTCTACGATATAGATAATAATCTATAGATGCATTAAGATCTTTTATATTCAAAGTAGCTTCTTCTTCGTTATCGCTTACTATAATTTCAACACGTTTATTTCTAGCATTTTCTACAGACTTCTTTTGATCTATGCCTAATGGTAGACATCCCATGAAATTATGAAAATCTATAAATAAGTCTCTTTTAGTACGCTCTGTATTCTTAATTTCACTAACAATAAATCCACTCATTTTAAATCCTCCTATGATTAAAATGCAAGCATTACTTCACGTAATGCGTTCTCTAAACCATTGTAATTAGGTCCAACTACTTCTTCATTATCTTTATTATAGATATTGAATACTTTGCCAATATTAGGTTCATGATGACTACCTAATATGTCTACAGGTAAGCCATCTAGAGTCAAACCAATGAACTCTAAATTATCACCTAAGCTACTGATAGTTCCAGATGCTATTAATGTGCCATCGTTACCATTAATATAATCTAAGAATTCTCCATCTAGACCCATTAGTATACTTCTGAGTCTGATAATACCTTTCATCGCAACTTCGACAGCATTACTAACTTTAGAACTAGCATAGTTATCAGTTACTGATGAAATATATTCTACACCAAACTCGTTACAATCTGGCATACTTTGGAATAGTATCTCTCCAATATTATTAGTATCAGATCTTCTGAGATACACTTCTACATCGAAGATATTACCATACAACGTACATCTTCCAATGTATAGATCATTATCAACTTTGTCTTTAGTCAATACCATATGTAATAGCATTTCTAATTCGTTGATTTGTTTCTTAATACTCATGGTCAGTTTCCTCCTTAGTAATAAAAATAATATAACCATTAAGTCATACTTATATTATACAACCATAATTCCTATTACTAAGAAAAAAAGAAAAGTATACAGGATAGGGTAAATACCCTATCCTGCAATATTCTTTAGATCATATTAGGAATAAGTGTTGGAACTTTTTCCAATGATTCTTTATAATCTTTGATAGCTGATACTGCTTCGTCTAATGTATGATACAAGTTAGACTCGTCTGTATTAGCTTGCCAATGATTGCAATCTGGCATAAACCAAATTGTAGCATCGAGATCATTGAAAATATATTTCAATTTATCATCGATAATAACTAAGTGTCCATCAAGGTTTTTGATTTTGGATACTACAGTAGCTTTTTTCGGATTGAGTTCAATATCATTTTCCATATTTAAGATCAATCCAAAATATTTGCTGAAATATTCTTCAACAACATTTGCACTTTCTGGGAAAGTTTTGACAACTTCAACTTCTCCAATAAGATTAGAGTGGTGGAAGAATCTTGCAGACTCTACAGTACCATATTCATCAGTATAGGCGAACCCACGTTTTGTTACGCTATTAGTTAATTTATAATAGCATGATGCCAAACGTTTAACCTTGCTGGATTCTGTATTGAAGTCGTTTACATTAGTATTCATGATGATATTCTCCTTTTCTATAATAAACTAAATAAATATAACCATGATATTACCATTATAGTATATAACTGAAATAATCAAGTTTTACGATTATAAAAAAAATAAACAGGTACTGGAATTTCCAGTACCTGTATTTTATTTACTTGCTGTAGTTAGTTCTTACATAGTCAATAGCGTCATTGATATTTAATCCACCAGATACTACACTATAGTCTTTAATAGAACATATATCGAAACCATATTCCGTTAATAATCCAGGCATACTAGAAATACATACAGGAAGATATTCAAAGTGCAGTTCAATATTAGTTATCTTAGAATACAACTCATGAGCTTCAGTCATACGTGTCTTACCAATTGTAGTAAGCATCCCTTCATTAGCACGAATGAACTCTAAGTCTGTATCCTTAAGGATAGATAATAGCTTACGCATCTTAACTATACCCTCAAGAGCTAATGACATATCTTCAGTGATACTAGAAGTAGTGTGCTCATCTTTAATCACAGATACATACCCAATACCGAAGTCATTTTCACCTGGCATACTTTCGATAATGAATTGACTAACTGTATTACCATCGAAAGTCACAGATACACCAATACCAGTACCGAATAAAGTACCCTCACCATAATAAGACGTTCTAGATATAGCTTCATCAGTATCAGGGCTCATATCAAACTCTATATCTAAAACACGTTCAATTGTTTTTAATACATTTTCAATTAGCATCTTCTATTCACCTCGTATGTAATCTATTTAGCACTATGTCTATTAGTGATAACTTTAGTTATAGCTTCTTCTATACTATCACATTCATATTCTGGTTCACTCTTACTACCAACAACCACTCTAGGTCTACTATACTTATCCATAGTTACCCAGATGCTATTGTGTACACCTTTAGACCAGTATGTAATAAGTAAATCATCATCAAATCTATGCAAGATATCAATATGGCCATCATTCTTAGATAATAGCTGATATAGAGTGTTTTCGTTTAAGCCTATTCTCATATTCTCGAGAATATCTATAAGAGCATTTATCTTGTTTACTATGATATAACAACGGCTTACAATATTATCATACCCATCTAATGATGCTTTAATACTAATATATGGAGATAGTGTACTAGATTCAATGTATAGCTTAGATAACTCGTTTACACTGCTCTTTGTGACTTTAAGCCAGCAGTTATAATCTAGCTTAGGATTAGATGGTAAACGGAATTCACCAACACATTCCTTATATAGAACACTATCTACAATCTTAGGTTCTTTAATATCAAAGAGCTTAATAAGCATATCTGTAGCATCTACTCTCCACCAGCATTCGCTTAATTCTTTTGGATATGCATCCTTAATGATATTCAATGCACCAGCTAATGTCTTAGCAGAGTCTACATATATTACTTGCTTATTGAATCTAGATACTACAACGAAATCAGAACGTTTTTTACCATCAATATAATCATCTAAGTCATATATAACACCCATCTTAGCTTCAGGTAGTATAATGCTATAACGATATAACCCTTTACTTGTTAGATTGATAGTCGGTTCTATCTCAGCAATAGAGTCTATAATATCAGGACTACTCATTATGTCTGATAGATTATAAGCAGTATTGTGGATATACTCTTTGATCTCTTCAAAACTAGCTTCATCAACTATACTAGTTATAGCTGGTGTGATATTTACAGTTATCTCTTTACCACCATCTGTAGAACGCATAGTCGTTTTAGGTATAGGTTCGATTCTAGCCTGTGGGAAAGTTGTATTAAACTGTAATGTAACTATTACACCGAAATTATCATTACTATCTGGTACATCCTTGGATACCATAAACTTATGCTCATACTTACTAGCAACTAATGGTTCAGTCACCATATTAAAAGACCCAGTACACAATACGTCTCTGAGTTTAGCTACGATTTCTTTAGTCGTCATTTTATAACACCCCGTATCTAGATTTAAGAAGATTATGTAAAGTTCTTGTTTTAATTAGCCATGGGTTATTACTAGTATCTGCTACGACATTACCACTAGTAAACACAGCCTCATATAACTTCTGCACAAAGCCTCTAAACTCATGACATTGGTAAATATAATCACCATAGATACATTTACCATTATGGTGTAAGCTTAGTTTATACTTTTCTTTCTCTTCGTAAGTAAGTATATAACCACCCACTTCGATATACCATTGGTTAATACCAGGTATAGCTCTACTAATGGATTTAGGTACACCATCTAAGACCTCACAGGTCAATTCAGCTAATTCATCATCTATACAAGCCATTATTTTTTCTCCTTTCTCTTCATAGTAATAATCTTAAACTTGTAGTATCTACGATTTACAGTTTCAGAGTCTATATCAGTCTTTACTCTTTCCCATTCACTACGTTTTAGTTTAGGGAAGAAAGCATCAGCATCTTCATATACTTCATCAACTACAGTTACAATAGCATTTGTAGCATCTTCCAAGAATAGGTTATAGATTTCTTCTCCACCTATGATGAAGATATTATATTTAGTGAGACGTTCAGCCTCAGCTAATATTTCTTCTTTAGAATGGAATACTCTGACTCTATCATTGAATCGTTTCTTTGGCACATATGATTCATCTCTAGTAAGAATCCAATTTTCCCTGTTAGGTAATGGATGTGGAAGAGATTCAAATGTCTTTCTTCCCATGACTACAGTACACCCTAATGTCATTTTCTTAAAGTGTTTCAAGTCCTTAGGGATATGCCATAATAACTTCCCATCTTTACCTATACCGTTTTTTAAGTCGTGTGCAACTATTAGTGATACTAACATGATTTTTTATCCCCTATTTTACTTCTTTAGATATGATATCTAAAATAACTTTGCCAATAAGATTAGCAATATTGATGAATGTAAGAGCAAATATCATCATCATACAGAAGATGTATAAGAATGTCTCTGCTTGTATATCAAATACATATTGTAAAGAACCCTCACCATATAACTCTAGGGATATATGAGCGAAGACTTTACATAGCACTAATATAAACCCTGTGATAACACTACCACAGAGCAATATAGCGGCTTCTCGCTTAATAAAAGTCTTTAGTCTTTCCATACTTTCTTAATCCTTTTGAATAAATATGACAGTAGATTCCATATAAGTTGTGGAACCCATATAACAAATGCAACTATACTTACTATAGCAAATACAGGAGCTATTATATCATACGTTATATATCTTATAGTCTCACTTATACTATTAAACCCCATAAGAGAGAATAACCAGATAAGAAGAAGACCCATACAAGCTATAGGTGCTAGCATAACTAGCACCATAGCAATAAATTCTTCTATAGACTCTTTCAGTT